TGAGCCAGGCGCTCATTGCTGACGGATACGACGGCGTTGTGACTGTTGATAAATACGGCACGTCTGAGATCTTGGATCTAACCACCTTCGACGAAAGCAAGGCGCTGTATCAAAGCCCGTTTGGTAGCTCTATTGAACACCGAACCCCACTAGCCGAAGGTCAAGCAACGATAGACGTTGACGGAGTGGATCGCCCAACAACCAACAGCAATGGACAACCTATTCATTGGAGCGAAGAAGGGATTCGCAATTTCTGGAAATGGTTTGGCGATTCCAAGGTCGTCGATGGTGAGGGTAAACCGATGGTGGTTTATCACGGAACTGATGCTGATTTTACAGAGTTTGATCCAGATGCGGTTAGAGTGGAAGGAAGAAGAACCGCTATTGATTCTGGTATTTCTTTATCATATTCGCCAAAATTTGCCAGTGGTTATGCTAATAAAGAAAATGGCAAAGTTATACCGGTTTATGTACAGGCCAATCATATTTGGAAAAATGATGAACAAGGTATAGAAGACGCAAAAATTGCGTTTGAAGACAAATACAATGAACCCATGCCAGATGCTATTCTTGAAAAGGTAAAAGAAGGACATTGGTCAGGCGTAGAAGGAATTTTAAAACAGCTTAAAGATTATGGTGGGTACGATGCCGTTGCAGTCAATGAAGCTGGCAAACAAAATTTAATAGTTTTCGACCCAACCCAAATCAAATCCGCCACCGGCAACAACGGAAATTTTGATCCGAACGACGCGAACATCTTGCATCAAAGCCCGTTTGGTAGCTCTATTGAACACCGAACCCCACTAGCCGAAGGTCAAGCAACGATAGACGTTGACGGGGTAGAACGCCCAACGACTAACAGCAACGGCCAACCTATTCATTGGAGCGAAGAAGGAATCCGTAATTTCTGGAAATGGTTCGGGGATTCCAAGGTCGTCGATGGTGAGGGTAAACCGATGGTGGTTTACCACGGTACCAAGGACGTTTTTTCAGAATTTAAAAAAGGCGATTTGGGTTTTCACTTCGGTACGGAAAAACAAGCTCAAATAATTTTAGAGCGAAAAAAGTATTTAAAGGGGGCAGACAACGTTCTTCCGGTTTATCTGAAGATAGACAATGTAGTTCGCCTTCCCGATATAGGGTTTGATTCCGCTCGGGGATCTGTTCAGGAATTTGTCAACGCAGGCGCATTGAGCAAAACCGAAGCAAAAGAAATCAACGAAGAGATGTCCATCTCTTTTATCGACACCGGTGAAAAAGACGCAATGCAGCAAACGCTCCGGGAGGAATTACTAAAGCGGGGAATTGATGGCGTAATCTACCAAAACACGGGCGAGGCAGATCGGACAGATACCGGGCAATTACAGGACTCGTACATCGTTTTCGATCCTACGCAAATTAAATCCGCCACCGGCAACAACGGTAATTTTGATCCGAATGATGCGAACATCTTGCATCAAAGCGCCCGTGACCTGATGGTCACTCACAACTTGAGCGAGAAGAATTTACTGCACGTTCAAAAAATGGGAGGCATCCCGGTTCCGTCCTTGGCCGTGACTAAAAAAGAAACGCCACTCGACGGCTTTGGTGAAATCACCTTGATGGGTTCGCCGGAAATGGCCGACCCTAAAGGGTATGCAAAAACGCAAGTTTTTGGCGCAGATATTTATTCACCGCGTTACCCAGGTGTTGAGTACCAAGTCGCACCTAAAGTAATGCAAGAAGCCAAAAAGACTTTGAAACCTGCCGAAGAAGCAACCGGCGCGCGCTTTGATTGGGATGACCTAGAAAGAAACGGCCCTAAGTATCTTGACCGATCTGCGCCTCTAATGTGGATGTTCCTTCGCGAAAAGGGAATCGAACCAATCACCGTAAAAGATTCCGTTGAACCTTTGCCTCCGGCGCTTGCGGCCTATGCAGACTTTCAAGGGTTTAAGCACGAGTTGGTAAAAGATCCTGAATTTCAAAAAGCGGCCGAAGATTGGAATCTTAGCCGACTTACCCCTCGATACGATGGCGACGCATCCGCCGCGCAAGAAGAGATTGATCTGCAAAAGGCCAACGCAATCGCTAACGATTTGGATGCGCCGGGGTTTGTCCATTCTGCGGCCACACGGATTACGGACTACCAACACCTAAAACGACGTGCAGAAACGTCGGGAGGGGTTGATCGGTATGAAACCCAGCGCGCAATGGCTTCTCAAATTGAAGGCGCCGACCTAAACACCGAGATGGAGGAATTCGCCCAAGGGTTTGTTGCATCGCTCAACCCGAAAGAAAAAATCTTCCAGGGCTTTACTAACTCAGGCAACCGTCGATACGTTGACCATACGCTTGAGAATGTCGTCAAGATCCTTAAGAAAGAACTACGCGGCGGCGAAGGGTTCAACTATGGGATTGGTAGCCTTCGCGCTAAGTTCACCCCGCAGTTTAAAACGATCGCGCAGATCCAAAAGAACAAAGATCGGTTGATGTCGTCCGCCGATTTTGAGAAGGTAAAAGAGGAAATCGATACCGAGCTATCAGAATTGTCCGAAGTTCTTGGATTGAGCGAGGATCAGACCATTGGCGTAATGGAGGATCTACCTAAGATGGGATTGCAGAAAGCGGTTCAATACTATGATCCGAATTTCCAACCCACCGACGAGCAACGACAATCCACGGGCGAGTTTTTAACCCGCTTACAAAACTTGCCGACCGCATACTTTGAAGCAAAGATCTTGCGCGACGTAGACTTGGCCGAGTTTAATGGGGCGGTGGTTCCGAGTAGCATCAGCCAAAAAGCCCTAGACGCTTTAAAGGCGCGAGGTATTACGGATATTAAAACGTATGAAGCGGGGAATGAACAGGATCGATCCGCCAAGATTGCAGAATTTGAACACCTGTTTTTTCAAAAGCAAAACGACAAAGCGCGCGGATCTTTCAACCCCGACACTTTAACGATCTCGCTTCTAAAAGGCGCCGACCTTTCGACTTTCCTGCACGAAACCGGCCACTACTTTTTAGAGATGCAGTTCGACCTTGCAGCAAAACTTCAAGGCGAAGCCGACATCTTTGGATACGACAGCTTAAAACCTGGTGAGCGCACGATTGTTGCCGACACCCAAAAGATCCTTGACTGGTTTGGCGTACCGGATCTGCAAACCTGGTACAACATGAGTTTGGACGAAAAACGCCCACACCACGAACAGTTTGCCAGGGGCTTTGAAGCCTATTTGTTCGAAGGCAACGCGCCAAGTATTGAGCTGCAAGCCGTCTTCCAAAAGTTCCGCGATTGGTTGGTGAGAGTTTACAAATCCCTCAAAAACCTAAACGTCGAATTGACGGACGAAGTGCGCGGCGTGTTCGATCGAATGTTGGCCAGCGAAGAGCAGATCGCGTTAGCAGAACAGGCGAGAAGCATGATGCCGCTGTTCACCACCATAGACCAAGCACCAATGTCGCCGGATGAATTCCGCGACTATCAAGAGCAAGGCAAAGCGGCCACCGCTGCTGCCGTTGGGGATCTGGAATCACGCGGCCTTCGGGATATGCAATGGCTTCGCAACGCGCGCAGCAAAGCGTTAAAGGCGTTACAGAAAGAAGCCAAAGAAAAGCGCCGCGAGGTGCAGATGGATGTGCGCGCCGAAGTGATGGCTCAACCAATATATCGTGCGTGGACGCTGCTTACATCAAAGATCAACCCAGAAGATAAGCTCCCCGCAAACACCCCGCCAAAGTCTAATCCTGATTTTGTGGATCCATCTATTGATTCGCTGTTTGCGGCGATCGGTAAATTGGGCGGGGTAGATAAGGAAGAATTGTTTTCAACTTGGGGCGTTGATCCAGCTTACAAGCCCCATTCAGGGGTGTTTGGCAAACCGGTGTGGCGTAAAGACGGCGGCCGCACTATCGACGGGATGCTCGAAGCCTTAGCAGAACACGGCTACTTGCCAAAGGATCAGCACGGCAAAGCGGACACCCGCGACTTTGAAGAAGCCTTCGATCGTGAACTACGCGGCGACAAACAATACTCGGTGGAACACGATTACACTCACCTAATAGAAAACCGCGCGGGCGATCAGGTTGCTAATCCTGGTGCGCTGGCCGCCGTGCGTTTTGATTTGGGCGAACTGCTTGCCGCTGACTATCCAAAAGAAATCATCGAGTTGTTAAAAGCGCGCAAGATGGTTGCCAACAACGGGTTGCACCCTGACATCGTGGCCGGGTTAATCGAAGATGAACAAGGCAACCCGTCGTTCTCATCGGGGGATGCGTTGGTGAGAGGTTTGGCCGAAGCCGAGCCGCCAAAAGAAGCAATCGAAAACTTGACCGACGTGCGGATGCTCGAAAAATACGGCGACATCGCAACACCTGATGCGCTTGAAAAAGCGGCAGATCGCGCGATCCACAACGACGTGCGTGCGCGGGTAGTTGCAACCGAAGCCAATGCCTTGGCCAAGGCAACCGGGCAGCGCAAGGTGTTGGCTAAAGCCGCCAAAGCCTTGGCCGAGATGACGATCTCTCGCCAAAAGGTGCGAAACGTCACACCTGGGCAATACACCAACGCCGAAGCGCGCGCTGCGAAGTCTGCCGAGAAGTACCTGCGCGCAAAGGATTTGGTCAACGCGGCCGCTGAAAAGCGCAATCAATTGTTCAATCTGTACGCCGCGCGCGCGGCAATGGATGCAAAAGACAGCATCGAAAAAGGTTTGCGCTATTTGAAGAAATTCAACAGCGACATCAAGGGGATCGATGCGGATTATGCGGATCAAATCGCCGCAATCCTAAACCGCTTTGATCTTCGCAAGATCACGAACAAAGAGGTGGAACGTCGGATTGCCTTATCAAAATGGCTGGACACGCAACGCGATGCGGGATTTGAGCCGGACATTCCAGACAATATCAAGGACGAAGCGTTCTTAAAATCTTACAAGGAATTGACCGTCGAAGAGTTTCGCGGCTTGGTGGATTCTGTTAAGCAGATTGAACACCTGGGCAGACTTAAAAAAGAATTGCTGACCGCAAAGGATCGCCGCGAGTTTGAAGTCGTGCGCGATGAAATCACCGCCAGCATTGAAGAACACGCACAGGATAGAACCGCCGACACCAGAACCCCAACCACCAACCTTGGTCGGTCGTTAAAATCGATGAAAGCCTTTGCTTGGGCGCACGCGAAAGTTGGCACCTTGGCGCGAATCCTGGATGGTGGAAAAGACGGCGGCCCAGTCTGGGAGTATCTGATTCGCCCAGCCAACGAACGCGGCGACTGGGAAACCACCATGCGCGCCGAAGCCACCAAGGCGTTGTCTGAAATCATGGCCCCAGTATTTGCACTGGGCAAAATGGGCGGCAGCGGGAAATTGTTTCCTACCGTGGGGCGTAGCTTTAATCGCGAATCCGTATTAGCCATTGCGCTAAATTCAGGCAACCAAGGCAACCTGCAACGCTTGCTAGGTGGTGAAGGGTGGACGGTTCAGCAAATCATGCCGATCCTGCAATCCTTAACCGCCGATGAATGGCGCGCGGTGCAAGCGATTTGGGATCACTTCGAAAGCTACCGCCCAGAAATTGCCGCTAAAGAGCGCCGCGTCTATGGTAAAGAGCCGAACTGGGTTGAACCCGCACCGTTCACCATCAAGACAGCGGACGGGCAAGAGGTCAACTTGCGGGGTGGGTATTACCCGATCAAGTACGATCCAGCGGCCAGTCAAAGAGCCGAAGAGCATAACGACGCGGAAGCGGCAAAACGCCAATTGCAAGGTGCGTACACCTCCGCTACTACACGCCGCAGCTTTACCAAAAGCCGCGTTGAAGAGGTGAACGGGCGTCCGTTGCTTTACACCTTGTCGGGAATGTATTCGGGGGTGAACGACGTGATCCATGATTTGGCATGGCACGAATGGTTGATCGATGCTAACCGCTTGCTTAGAGCCAGATCGATCGACGCTTCGATCCGAAGCCATTACGGCCCCGAAGTTAAGCAACAGTTTAAGGATTGGTCGGCTGCGATCGCCGAAGGTGAGAAAGGTTTGGATCACGCGGGCGAGATCGCGCTGGCCTGGCTTCGCCAAGGGATCAGTGCAGCGGGCCTAGGGTTTAACTTAATGTCAGCCATGATGCAGCCGACCGGTATTACGCAATCGATCTCGCGCGTAGGTGCTAAGTGGGTTGGTTTAGGGGTGAATAAATACCTGGCCAGTCCAATCGAAACTGCGCGCGAAGTCAACGAGCTGTCCGAGTTCATGCAAAACCGCGCGCGTACTCGCTTTAGAGAGTTGAACGAATTGCGAAACCAAGTACAGGATCAATCTAAATTTAAAGAGTTCCTTGGCCAGTACGCATACTTCTTGATGATGCGCTGTCAACAAGCCGTTGACGTGCCAACCTGGTGGGGCGCTTATCAGAAAGCACAAGCCGAAGGTTTTGATGACGAACGGGCGGTTGCTTTGGCCGATCAAGCCGTGATCGACTCGCAAGGTAGCGGGATGACAAAAGATTTGTCCGCGATTGAGAGAAGCCCAAAACTGAAATTGTTCACCGTGTTTTATTCGTACATGAATACCGCGCTAAACTTAGGCATCGACAAAACAATGTCGGCAGAAATCGGCAAACGCAAAGCAAAACTCGCGGCTGAATACGTTTTGCTCTATGTCATTCCGGCGGCGCTTGGTTTGGCGATTAAGGACGCGCTGACACCCAACGGCGATGACGACGATGATTACTTCGAGAAGTTGCCTAAGCGTTTGATCGCGGCGGAAATCGATTACCTGATGGGGTTGATGGTGGTGGTGCGTGAGTTTTCCGAAGCGGCCAAACTGGTGACGGGATCGGAAGATCACAAACAAGACTACCAAGGCCCGGCCGGTTTGCGCTTTATCGCCGACGCGATCAAGTTATCGTATCAAGTGGGCCAAGGGGATTTTGACACTGCGTTCAGGAAATCTTTCGTCAACTTGATGGGGGATGGTTTCGGATTACCCGCCGCGCAGATCAACCGCACCTGGGCGGGCGTTGAGGCTTTGAGCGAAGGTAAAACGTCCAACCCGGCGGCCATCGCTTTTGGGTTTAAAGAGCAGCGTTGATGCACTTAGCAACACCCCAAGCGGTTAGCCTTAAGCTAACTTCCTTGGGGTGTTTTTATGTCAATCGCCAGTACCACACGAAAAGCAGGGCCGTTTACTGGTAACGGCCTAACGACCATTTTCCCGTTCACGTTCAAAGTCTTTCAGGCAAGCGATCTGTTAGTCGTTCGCACCGATTTGTCGGGGGATGAAACAGCCTTGACGCTGACCACCGACTACACCGTTTTGCTTAACGCAAACCAAGACAGCAACCCAGGCGGCACAATCACCGCGATTTCTGCACCGGCTTCGGGTTTCTTGTTGACAATGACGAGCGACGTGCCTGAATTGCAACCGGTTGTGTTGACAAATATGGGTGGTTTTTATCCCAGGGTTATCAACGACGCGCTTGATCGCCTAACCATTTTCACTCAACAAATTTCAGAAAAACTAGGGCGGGCCTTGACACTGCCTTTGTCGGCGCCGAGCGGTGTTAGCACGCAGCTTCCTTTTCCGGCAGCAAATAAGATCATTGCGTGGAACGAAAACGCGAACGGGTTGCAAAGTATGGATCCTTCCGAACTTGCAATGGTCGTCGCCTTTGGGACTGCAAAAGCCGATATTTTCAGTGGCACGGGATCTCAGACTGCTTTTACTTTGACAGCTTCGCCTGGCGCTTTGAATAACCTTGATGTGTCGATCTCAGGCGTTACTCAAAAGCCTGGCATTGATTACACATGGACAAGCGGCACAACGATTACTTTTACGACTGCACCGCCTACCGGCACAAACAATGTGCTTTGCCGGTATTTGCAGGCTCTACCTCAAGGTTCGAGTGATAGCGCGAGTGCAACGTTTATTCAAGCCGGAACAGGTGCCGTTACTCGCACTGCTCAAAGCAAAATGCGCGAGTTTGTTAGTGTGTTAGATTTTGGAGCGGTGGCGGGGAGTTCGGCGGCTACCAACAACGCTGCTTTTGCAGCGGCTCTTTTGTACTGCACAATATCTGGTAAACGCTTGTATGTTCCAGCGGGTACTTATGCACTGTCGCAATCACTGTCGACATCAGGTAATTTGCATTTGTTTGGGGATGGCGACTCAACAGTTTTGGATTTTAGCGGCACGGTATCGGGCGGCTCTTACGGTTTGAATATCAGCGGGTCTTTAGATGCTTTGCCTGCCATATCCAATGCTTATAAGGGGAATCTTTCTATTACGTTTGCATCTGCGCCATCGTTGTCTATTGGGGATGTCTTTGTAATTTACAACCCAACAGATTATTCGTGGTCTGGCGCAAGGGCGTATTACAGGGCCGGGGAATGGTGCGAAGTTTCAGGGGTTAGCGGTAATGTAGTGTCATTGAGCAACCCGCTATTTGATAGCTATGTGGGCGCTGCCGTGAATGTCTATAAAATGACCAGCCCGTCTGTATCGCTAAAAGATTTTAGAATCAAAGGTACAACGGTTTTAGGTTTAATCCAAGCGTCGTTGTGCAATCGTCCGTTAATTGAAAATGTGAGCGGATACCATGAAAACGATAGTATTGTGTATTTTGACCGTTGCTATAAACCAACAGGCATAAACCTCAATTTACACAATAAAGGTACGGGCACTGGTGACGATTACGGTTTGGTAATTGGAAACAGTCAGCACGTTAGAATTTTAGGCGGAAACTTCTATGCAAGACGTCACGGCATTACTCATGGCGGTGGTGATTTTGTTGGTTGCGTTGCTGTTAGAGATAGCAGAGTCGTTGGCGCAACAATAAAGAACGACATCAATTCAGGCACACATGCTGCGGATTTTCACGGGAATACAGAGGCAAGCGCTTTTGACGATTGCACTATTTATCAAGGCGTATCATGGCAAGGAAAAAATAACCGGATTATCAATTCCAGCATAACTGATATGCTTGGAGGTATGTGCCTGTATTCTAGTGAAATTAAAGGTGGGTTTTTTAGTCTTGAAAATTGCGAGCTTACTACCTATGCATCTCCATCTTCAATAGGACGTGGTGTAATAGATGTTGGCGGAAATTCAAACGCAATAACTACCAACAGTGTAGAGGATATGACTTTTAGGATTAGGGGTTGCACTTTAAATGGTGCGGCGCTAACTTCTAGCGATTCCGCATTGAAGGTTATAAATAGAGGGTCAACTAAAAAGATTAATATAGATATTGACGGGTTTACGGCTATCAATATCACCGCATTAAATTCGATTAGTTATTTACTTTTATCATCAGGAACTGCCGATTCCTCTTTTCTGATTGTTGATAACATTGCTAATTTCCCTAACGGGTCTTTTCTGATTAATGCCTTTGAATATGCTAACTTTCCACAGCGAATGATGGAGCAAACAGGCAAGGTCGCTTTGACTGCTTCCAGTGGCGTTTCTTTTGCGGCTAGTTCAACTATTACATTTAAACACCCTTACGCCAGAACTCCAGTTGCTAACGCGACTGCTGGAAATGAAATAGCATTGATGTACAACGGAAATCGCGCTGTTTTTGGCGGTATTCGAACGATTAATAATTCATCTATATCCCTATTTATTGAATCGGGCGACGCGACAGCATGGACATCGACTAAATCCACAGATGTTAGTTGGTCTGTAAAAATCAATGATACTTTATAAGAAGGGAAGATGACCACGCAACTACAAAAAGAATTACTTCAAGATGCGAGTATCTCTACTGCTAAATTTGATGCGTCTGCTAAAGCACCTTTTGCCGGGAACGCAGATACCGTGACACAAGGTGTACCGGCAGGAACGGTTATTTATCACGCGGCAGCTACCGCGCCAACTGGATACTTAAAAGCGAACGGCGCGGTGGTTTCTCGCACGACCTACGCCGCTTTGTTTGCGGCAATTGGTACGCTTTACGGTGCGGGGGACGGATCAACCACGTTCAAGTTGCCGGATCTCCGAGGGCAATTTCTCAGGGGGTTTGACGATGGTGCGGGGGTGGATACCGGTCGAGTGCTTGGTTCATCCCAAGAGGATGCGTTCCAAGGACACAAACACCCTGTTCATTCGTATAACCAATCAGGATCGAACGGTGGATCTACTGCGTTTGCTACAAACACCGTGGCCGTGTCCTTCGGGCAACACGCATCCGCACTTGCTCAAGGGGCAACGACGGACGGAACAAACGGCACGCCTAGAACCGCCGCCGAAACTCGGCCAAAGAACATCGCCCTTTTAGCGTGTATCAAATTTTAGGTGAAAGATGACAGCCGATGAAATTAAACAAGCCGTTCTCGATGCTTTAAACGATCACCCAGCGTTCGACGCGGAAATGCACATGGAACATCACCAGTGGATCAAAGAACGGATCGAAGCGGAAAAGCGCAAGACCGAGCTTTACATGGCCGCGGCCAAGTCGTTCGCGCAGTGGTCTGTTGTTGGCATCGCTGGTGCGCTTTGGGTTTACTTTAAACAACATTGGCATTGAGCATGGACATTTTGCTAGAACAGATTAAGTTTGAAGAGGGTTTGCGGCTTGAGGTTTACCGATGCCCTGCGGGAAAACGCACGATCGGATACGGCCACAACCTCGACGCTAATCCGTACATCGAAGGTAGCAAAATCCCCGATAAGATCACGCGCGAAGTAGCCGAGGTGTTGCTTCACCGAGATGTTAATAAAACGATTGAACAGCTCGCGGCGGCTTGGTCTGGTTTCGGATTGCTCAACGGCGCAAGGCGCGACGCTTGCATCAATATGGCCTTCCAGTTGGGTGTTGCTCGATTCATGGATTTTAAGAAACTTCGCGCCGCGCTCTTCAAGTGCGAGTGGGCCGAAGCGTACAAGCAAGCGAAAGCAAGCCGATGGGCGAAGCAAACCCCGGAACGCGCCGAGCGGGTGGCTTCTCAATTTTTAACAGGCAAACATTACGAGGTGAAAAATGCTTAATTTTATTTTGGCCCGCTTGGGCGAATCGTCAACCTACCGCAACCTGTTTGTTTTACTAACAGCCGTTGGAGTGGGGGTGGCCCCTGAACTTCAAAGCGCCATCATTTCAATTGGGTTGGGTACCGCTGGAGTGTTGGGCGCGGTGTTACCAGATAAGCTAAAAGACTAAAAATCGTTTCCGCAACCCTTTTACTTGTACAAGTAAAATCAAAGGGTTAAACTACTTGTAATTGGCGGTCGTGCGGAAACGATTTTGATCTAAGTGCTTGATTTCATTCGACTACTCTAAAGACTTGAAAGCCGTTGCATCGAGTTGTAAGTCGTTGATTTATGTTAGTATTTTGGAATCGTTTCCGCAACTTGCGGAAATGATTTCCGCAACCTAAACGGAAGAGTGGCCGAGCGGTTTAAGGCAGCTGTCTTGAAAACAGCCGAGGGTTTATAGCCCTCCGTGAGTTCGAATCTCACCTCTTCCGCCAATAAAAAAGGCAGTCCGGCCGCGTATCCGCAACCTGAAACTGCCTTTCCTGTAGCTTACTTTGTAAATTACCAAGATAGTTTTGCATAAATATGTCGAAAAACCTACAAAATTTCGACACGTTTTGAAGTTATGTCGATTTATTTAGTTGGTTTCACCACTTCACCGACGCGGCGATATACCCTCTCGGTGATCTCTTGCTCGGTGTGACCGAGTAACTTACTTGCATGATCCAAGTCCATTTCGCTGGCTGCCTTCGGCCGAATATCCCTGAACTGAAAAGCGCGCACCTTAGCGGCGAGATCGTGATCGTCCTCAGCCTTTGCCTTAGCTTCGGCAAGATCGCGCGCCTGGTCGAATCGTAGGCGCAATGTGCCAGCGTTTAACGCTCTGCCCGCTGGTGTTGCTACTAAAAACAGACTGGTTACTTTGCGCTGCCTGTTCTTGATCCGATCGATCACTGCACTAAGCTGGCTTCCCTCGATGGTGATCTTAAGTTTCTTTTTCGTTTTGTTCTGGGTGACTTCCAGCGCGCCGTCCTTGATGTCGGACAGTCGCATTTTCAAAACATCCGCCGTTAAGAACTCCGTTTGCACGTTGTTTCCTTTCCCTGTGTTTGTCCGCTTGTACTTTGCGACGGCAAGAGTTGTGCGCTAACTTGTGCGGCATATTTGTGTGGACAGGATCCCCACAGACAACGCACGGCTCATGCAATTTGAAGGCCCTCGGCTTGTACTTCGCTATTGATATTTTGAATTTGGGCATGGCGTCTTTCCCGCTTGCGACGTTTAAGTTCTTTGCTGTACTTGTCCGCGTTTTTAGAAGCGATTGCCTGCGCTTCTCGCCACCGCTTACATAGGAGCAAAAGCTCGGTGTCGCTTAACTCGTTTATGTTTTCCATCTATCGACTCCTAAACGTATTACATACGACACTGGAAAAACCCACAGGGCAAAACGTCACCGGTTCTTTGTATTCGTACCAACCATCTTCGGAATGGTGCTGGTAAATCGAGTGCGGAATATAAACTGGGTGAAATATCCTCGGTGCAACATGCTTAGACGCGTGGCCAGACGCGTGACCAGCGTGGCCCCCTTTCGCAGAAGCGACTGGAGTCAGCGAGGCAAACAAAACGCTAACAATTACCACCATTTTTATTAGTAAATCACGTTCTTTGTACATCTAATAGCCCCCATCGCCTTGTAATTGAACCCTTACGGTTTCCGGTTTATTCAATCGTGCGCGTAGCGCCTTCATTTCATACGCCGCTTTTTTGTGTGCTGGCGCGAAGTCCCCGCGTAAGAACAGCTTCATCAAAGGGGGCGTCTGGTCTTTGAGGTCGCGCGCTACCAACTCCTGTGAGCGTTCGCCTTTAGCGGGGTGTTTCTTAGGGACGAGGCGCTGGGTGGATTTCCTGATGCGCGTTGTATCTGGGTATCGTTGCGTCCGGCGGTAATCCAATGCCAACGCCCAAAAGTTATTCTTCTCTGCCCACGCGTTGCACTCGTCCTTATCAAACCAGTTCTTGCGCTTGTAAGTTTTAATCGGATTTGGAGCGCCTATCCCTAGCCTCCCTGAGCAGAACATCACAACGGAAACCCCAAAAATCTCGGCGGCTTGCTTTGAGTCAATCAGTTCAGCCATGTTTAGCACCCGCTTTGTTTTCCATTGAGATCAGCAAATCCAAAAAGTGCTGGGCTTTCTTCAAGTCCTGGATGCCGCCTTTGTTACGCCACCGGGTGACATACTTGATGATGTTGCCTTCGATAAAGGGAATGTTGTTTTTATGGATATACTCGACCGGCTGAATCGCAAGATCTTTGTAGTGGCTGCCGCCTACCTGGACGACTAAAGGGTTTTCTGTTGACATTATTCTTTCCTCGATTTCATTGCTTGTAAAAGTAAGTCCTGCACTTCGCGCTTAGTTTCGCGTCGTGCCATTACCACCTCGTCCACCGTGCCGGCGGTGACGATGTAGTGAATAAAGACGGGCCGGTCGTATCCGGCTTGTGCTTGTCGGGTTGGCCCAATCCGTTCGATGATCTGCTGGAATTGTTCAAGATCCCACCAATGACCGAAGAACGCTAGAATATTGCCGCCGTCTTGAAGGTTTAGGCCGTGGCCCGCCGACGCAGGGTGAGCGAAAAGAATCGGTACTTTCCCGGCGTTCCAGTCGCGGATAACATTAGGATCAGCGCCAAGTTCCCGACCTTGAGGGAACGCTGCGCGTAACCGGGTGAGGTCGTGCTTGAAGTGGTAAGCCACCAGAACAGGCATCCCGGCAGCCTCTTCGACGATCGACTCAAGGGCTTTGATCTTTTCATTGTGTACCTCGGTGTGTTTGGTTCGGGTGTCGTCGGTATAGATTGCACCGTTAGCAAGCTGCAAGCACTTGATGGTCTTGCTCGCCGCGTTGAACGCTTCGATCTGCGCGCCGCATTCCAACTCTAAGAACATTTCTTTTTCCATGTCTTTATAAAGCTGGCGCGCTTTAGGTGGAAGTTGCACCCGAATCACGTTGACGATCGGCTCGGCGA